TAGTTGGTCCTGTTACAGTATCAGGAACAGTGACTATACCATCAGGGAGTACATTCGTAATTTTATAATGAGTAAGCTAGAGACAAATACAATAGATACAATATCAGGAACTACTAATTTAACTATTGGTTCTACAAATTCATCTACAGTTACATTTGAAAGTGGCGCTGCTACTGGACATATGAATCCATCTTTTCAAGCGTTTTTATCTGGTGATCAAACTTTAAGTCACGATACTACAACAGTAATAGCTTGGGATGGTGAAACTTTTGATTCAGATTCAAATTTTGATACATCTAATTACAGATTTACACCTAACAAAGCTGGAAAATATTTTGTTTACGTCACTTGTAATGTAGATGTTAGCGCAGGTTTTTATTATGCATCATCAGAAGTTTTAAAAAATGGATCTACTATTCCTAGTGCAAGAATTTTAAATATATGGGAAAATTTATCTAGTTCAGATGATAGTATTGAAGGTATTTTTTTAACATATCACGGTATTGTAGATATGAATGGTTCAAGTGATTATTTAACTGTAAATGCATATCAAGCTAGTGGTAATGCAGGAAACATAAAAGCAACTAAAACAATTTGGGGAGCTTACAGGATAGGAGCATAATGGCAGACGGAACTTTAAAAGTAGGAACAATAACAAACAGCGCAGGATCTGGTAACATTACTATTGGATCGGGTGTGACGTTGCAAAATGCTGTTCCGGCGTTTGAAGCTTATTTATCAGCAGATCAAAGTATTTCAGATGAAACGTGGACTAAAGCAAATATTAATACTGAATTATTTGATACAAATAATACTTATGATAACTCAACAAATTATAGATTTACGGTCCCAAGTGGAGCCGCAGGAAAATACAATATATATGCAATATTAAATTTAACAACAGATGGTGGAAATGAATTAGATTTAGCTCAATCGGCAATTTATAAAAACGGAAGTGTATATAGAACTGAAAGAATGGATCCAAATTCAACTCACGCTTTAGCAGCTAGTGTTCCAGTTTATGCAGTAATGGATTTAGCTGTAGCAGATTATATTGAAATATACGCTTATGTTAATAGATCAAGTGGTGGAACAATTTATATTAAAGAAACTAATAAAGGTTCTTTTTTTGGAGCATATAAGGTAGGAGCATAATGACAGCAATTTTAAAAGTAGACACAATACAAGATACAGCGGGTAATAACATTATCAACGAGAGTAGTAACACGATTACTATCGGTGCATCTGGTGATACTGTTGCAGTGCCTTCAGGAGGTAAATTAACTGCACCAGGTCATATTTTACAAGTTGTAAATTTTGTTTATAATGGAGCTAGTGTAAGTTCAACAAGCACAAGTTTTGTAGACACAGATTTAGAAACAAGTATTACACCAAGTTCAACTTCAAATAAAATTTTAATTTCTGTTACATTTCAAGGTCAAACTGATGCAAATGGTATTTTTACACTTTCTAAAGGTGATACAAATTTAGTTGGTACATATGGATTTACTAGACTTGAGGTTGCAAATAAACAAACAGGATTTAGTTTTTCATATTTAGATTCTCCATCAACCACATCATCAACATTATATAAATTGAGAATGAAAAATAATGGTTCTGGAACAGTTTATTTTCATCCAGGTGGAACTACCTCAACAGCAACAATGCAACTATTGGAGATAGCAGGATGATAATAATAAAAGCAATACTTAAAATAAATCCTAATGCACAAGCTACTGTAAAAGGAGATGATATAAACACTTGTGAAATAGAATGGCAAGATGGCACAACACCAATATCAAAAGAAGATATAGAAGCTATGATACCAACTGTTGAAACAGAAATAGAACAAGAAAAGCAAACAGCAATAGATAAAAAAGCCTCTGGTAAACAGAAGCTAAAAGATTTAGGATTGGACGACGACGAAATTAACGCGTTGATAGGATAAATTATGGCAATAACTAGAATAGGAAACCCAGCACTAGCAGATATTCGTGAACCGAACTTTAGGAATATAATAATCAATGGGAACATGGCTGTAAGTCAACGTGGAACTTCACAAGCAAGTATTACTACAAGTGGCTATTACACATTAGATAGAGCTAGAACAGCAATAAATAATGGTGGTACATGGACACAATCACAATCAACAGAAGTACCAACTGGTCAAGGTTTTGCAACATCATTAAAAATGGATTGCACAACTGCTGACACTTCTTTAGCTTCTGGAGATTTTCTTCATGTACAATTTCCTATTGAAGCACAAAATTTACAATACTTAAAGTATGGAACAGATTCGGCTCAAACTTTAACATTATCTTTTTGGGTAAGATCAAATAAAACTGGAACTTACTGCATTTGTTTGCAAAAATCAGACAATACTAGATATGATTATGTTGCGGAGTATTCTATTTCATCTGCTGATACTTGGGAAAAGAAAACAATTATAATTGCTCCAGATAGTAATATTAAAGCTGCTGGTGGTGCTATAGATAATGATAGTGGAGAAGGCTTAAAATTAAAATTTACTTTACTTTCAAGTGGTAGAACTGGAACAAATAATACTTGGAACTCATCAACTCCTGCAGACGCAACATCTAATCAAGTAAATCTTGCCGACAGTACAAGTAATGAATGGTATGTTACAGGCGTTCAATTAGAAGCCGGTTCGGTGGCCACGGATTTTGAAGTAGTTCCTTATGATGTAAATTTAAGAAGATGTCAGAGGTATTTTGAACTTTTAGCATCTGGAGATGCTTTACCTTTATTTAATGCTTTTTATTATACATCTTCCGTGTTGACTACAGTTGTTCACCCACAAGTGCCAATGAGAGGAAATCCTACATTAGATCAAACTTCAGGAACAGATTACTATAGATTTATAAGAGATGGTACCAATGATAAATTAGATGACTTTAGTCTTGATGTATCAACTCCGACTGCTGTTGAATTTTTCAATGCAACAGATATGTCTGGGGTACAAGGAGAAAGTGGTTGGTGTAGAACAGATGTAGCTGCATCTTTTGTAGCATTGGATGCGGAGTTATAATTATGATTAAAACAGTTACAAAAAATTATAGTATACATACAAATGAATTTTGTAGTTACCAAGTAACCTATGTAAACTCAAACAAAGTAAAATCTGTACCACTAGACGAAGCAAACACAGATTACCAAGCAATTCAAGAATGGGCCGCGATCGACGGCAATAACATTATCGACCCAGGAGCATAGACCATGCTTTTCGGAACATCAACATTTTCGGAAGCAGCATTTTCAGCCATACCAAACACGGTTGGTAATGTTAATATTAATGTTACTGGAAATGCATTAACCCTATCTGTAGGAGCTTCTACAGCTACAGGTCAAGGAGCTAATATAATTGTAGGTTCGGACCCATTAATTTTAGGTAGTGGATTAGTTACACTTACTGCAGACGCTAATGTTAATATTACTGCCTCTCCTTTAAGTTTAAATTCTGCTTTAGTTACACCTAGTGGAGCAGGAAACATTAGCATAAGTGGAATGCCTTTGACTTTAAAAGCTAGCAGTGTTACAATAACAGGTGGAGCGAATATAGATGTGACAGCTAATCAATTAACTATCTCATCTAATGACGTAGGGGTAATTACTTGGAACCCAATTATTCCAGGTGCAAACAACGTTTGGACAGAAATAGAACCTTATTAAATTATGGCATCATCATACTCATCAGATTTACAATTAGAACTCGTAGCAACAGGGGAAAAAGCTGGTCTATGGGGTACAATTACAAATAACAATTTACAAATTTTAGAATTATCTGCTAGTGGTTATTTTACAGTAAGTATTGCTTCTGGTGATTTAACTTTAAATTTAGACAATGGTTCAGCTTTAGGTTCAAGTACTGCAACTGGTAAAAATTTAATGATAGAGGTTACTGGAACTTTAGCAGGCAATAGAGTTATTACTATGCCAACAGGTGCTGAAAGAATATTTATAGTTAAAGATAGTACAACAAGATCAGGTAGTAATTATACTATTGGTGTACAAAATGTAGGTGGATCGGGAACCGGAATTGTTCCTGTACCTGTAGGATCTACTTGTGTATTTTATACAGATGGAACTAGTGCTAATTCTATGAAACTTGCAGGAATTTTAAACAAAGGAACTGTACAAGTTCAAACAGGAACAAATACTCCTTACACTGCGGTTAGTGGTGATGTAGTATTAGGTGAAACATCTAATGGTGGTGGAGGTGCAATTACTGTAAATTTACCAGCTTCACCGAGTGCAGGAGATATAGTAACTATTATGGATGCATCATTAAGTGGAGGTTTTGCTTCTAACAATTGTACTGTAGGTAGAAATTCTTCTCCTATTCAAGGTGCAGCTTCAGATCTTACATTATCTACCAATAACCAAGCAGTTACTTTAGTATATACAAACAGTACTAAAGGCTGGCAAAAACAATCAACGAATTCATAGGAGCAATTAGATGCTCACTCAAGTAAAGTTTGCTCCCGGAATTGACAAACAAGACACTAGTGTTGGAGCGGCAGGTCGTTGGGTTGATTCAGATTTAGCTAGATTTAGATATGGATTACCAGAAAAAATAGGTGGTTGGTCTTCTTTACTTACTGACACGATTGTAGGTGTAGCAAGAAAACAACATTCTTTTGTTGACAAAGATGGTAATAGATATGTTTCTATTGGCACTGACAAATTTTTACTTATATATTTTGAAGGACAACTTTTTGATATTACTCCTGTAAAATCTACAATTGCAAGTGTTGTAATGTCTGCAACAGATGCATCACAAGAAGTTACATTAACTTTTTCTTCTGCACATAATTTAGAATCAGGTGATATTATTTTATTAGATAGTGTAACAGTACCAAGTGGTATTGGTTTAACTGATGCTGCTTTTGAAGATAAATTATTTCAAGTAACTAGAGTGACAAGTGACTTAGTTGCAATCATTACAGGCACACAAACTACAACAGGTGCTGCAGGCGGTGGAGCTTGTAGTGTTATACCTTATGAACCTGTTGGTCCTGCTGCACAATCTTATGGCTACGGCTATGGTGTTAGTCCATATGGTGGTACAGTTCAAGGAGCAGCTACAACCACTTTAAACGGTGCGTTATTAGCAGACACTGCGGGTACAGGTGGATCTGGAACTGTTATTAATGTTGTATCAAATGCATCCTTTCCTGCTGCAGGAACTATTGCGGTTGGAACTGAATTAATAACTTATACTGGAAAAGGAACTAATACTTTAACAGGTATTACTAGAGGTGTAAAAGGAACGGCAGTTGCAGGAACTACAGGACAGGCTCACAGTAACGGTGCAACAGTTACAAATGCTACAGATTTTTCTGGATGGGGTGAGGCGGTGGATGCAGGTACTATTATTTTAGAACCAGGACTTTGGTCTTTAAGTAATTTTAGTGACACACTAGTTGCAACTATTGCAAACGGTAAAACTTTTACATGGGATTCCTCTATTGCAGCAAGATTATCAACAAGAGCTTCTACAACAACATCAGGATTTCAAACTACTAATAATCCAACAGCTACAAGAATGACTCTTATATCACCAACAACAAGGCACTTAATTCATTTAGGTACCGAAACAACTATTGGAGATACTGCTACTCAAGATGATATGTTTATTAGATTTTCTTCAGGTGAAAATATAAATGAATACACACCAGAAGCAACTAACTCTGCAGGTACACAAAGATTACAAGACGGAACTAAAATTGTCGGAGCGTTGATCGCTAAAGAAAATATTTTAATATGGACTAACAACGCATTATATACGATGAAATTTGTAGGTGCACCTTTTACATTTGGTTTTGAACAAGTAGGTACTAACTGCGGATTAATAGGTAAAAATGCAGCGGTTGAAATAGATGGTGTTGCATATTGGATGTCTAATAATGGTTTCTTTGCATTTGATGGTACAGTAAACTCATTACCTTGTAGTGTAGAAGATTATGTATTTGATGATGTAGATACAACTAAAGGTCAACAAGTAAATGCAGGATTAAATAATTTATTTACAGAAGTTGTTTGGTGGTATCCAACAGAAGGATCTGAATTTAATAACCGATCTGTTTCTTACAACTATGGTGAAGCAAAACAACCACCATTAGGCACATGGGTTACAAATACTAATACAAATTTTAATAGAACTACTTGGATGGATACACTTATTTATCCTCAACCTTATGCTACTGCTTATGATAGCACAGGTACAGGAACTTTTCCTACAGTAGTAGGTCAATCAGGTTTAGGTAATACAACTTATTTTGCACAAGAAACAGGAACAGATCAAATTAATCCAGATGGTAGTACAACTGCTTTAGAATCTTTTATTCAATCTTTTAGTTTTTCATTACAACCAGAACAAAGTGAAGTGTTTTTAGCTATGCGTAGATTTTTACCCAACTTC